TTGGTAGCCCAATGGAAAAAATGGGTATTTGTGCCTGAATGCAGCATGGTTGCAAGAAACAAAGCCATTGATTTTTCCATAAAACGCTCCTTTTGCTGTATTTTATACCACTTTTTGTATAATTCCTAACGCTCTTATGGCGGCATCCACACTATCCACACGGCTTACTGCACCGCCTTTCCACTTGCCCATAAAGTCTAATTGGTCAGGTGTAAATTTAGCTTTTGCATCCTTTTTTATTTCCATCAGCAAAGTTTCACCAGCGTAGCCAACTAAAAGGTCAGGGCATCCATGCTTCATTGCAGCTAAAGATACAACCGTTGCACCAGCTTCCCTTAAAGCCTTTACAATTTCTTTATGGTTAGTATCTACTCTTGCGTATGTCATTGATTTTTCTTAACTTTCAGTTATTATCAGAAAACTTTATCATAAAGGTAATGATATGGCTAAATTAGATAAAAAAGAAGATCAAAAATTTATTGCAGTTTGGCGTAGATTAGGTAGTCCAACTTTAGTAGCTAAAGAAATAGGCATAAGTCCAAGAGCCGCTTTAAATAGGCGGTCTAACTTAGAAATACGCTACGGTATAAAACTTGAAACCCATAGTTCATTGCGTGAAGCAAAAAAAGAAAGACCAAAAAAAAGAGATATGGCAGCGCACAATGTCCGCAGGGGCATTGATGTAGATAAAGTAAAGCGGATTATTGTATTTTCCGATGCTCATTTTACCGATACCACGACTACAGCATTTAAAGCATTGCTGGTAATGATTAAAGAATTTAAGCCGCAAGTCATTGTTTGTAATGGCGATGCGTTTGACGGTCAAATATTAAGCCGCTTTCCAAGCATCAATTACGATAAAAAACCTAATGTATTACAAGAACTTAACGCTTGCCGCTACCATTTAGACGAAATTGCTAAACACCGCCCAGCAGGGTGTGAGCTTATTTGGACTTTGGGTAATCACGATATGCGTTATGAATCATGGCTGGTTAATAAAGTGCCTGAATATAGCGGTGTAGATGGTTTTAGCCTTAAATACCATTTTCCTGAATGGAAAACTTGCTGGTCGTACTGGGTTGGGGAAGATACCGTAATTAAGCATCGGCATCGAGGCGGTAGAACTGCTGGATATACTAATCTGTTAGCTGCTGGCAATACAAACATAATTACTGGGCATACGCATGTTCTCTGTACTAGTCCGATTTCAAATTTTCAGGGAACTTTTTGGGGGGTTCAAACTGGAATGTTAGCCGACCCCATGTCACCAACTTTTGAGTATTGTGAAGATAGCCCCAAAGATTGGCGTAGTGGCTTTGTAATGCTGTCGTTTGACCAAGGCAGAATGCTAATGCCTGAAATGATTATGGTTACTGACGAACAGAATGGTGAATTTGAGTTTCGAGGTTGTATAAACAAAGTATGAAATATCCTTTACAGCACATATCTATTTATTGGTTAGATTTGCAGCTTTGGCTTACAAAGCGATTTTGGTGGTTTACTTTTGTAGGTAAAGACTATATTTTTAAAAGTAGACTTGGAGTTGTTTTTGTGTATTGCAACAAGAAATTATACTAATGAAACTAACACCAGCCGTACTCAGCAATCTATACGCTTCTTTAGCGTGCTGTTATCCATTTACTAAATGGCCTATGCCTTTGCCTGAAGAAATAGAATTTATTGTTACGCCTGATCCTGAGTTGATGGGAACATATTTATACGACACAGGTGGTGATTACGCACATACTATTACCATATCTTCGGCTCGATGCGGCCACCTTTACAGCGTTTTAACTACCCTTGCACATGAGTGCATCCATCTTAGTTTTCATAAACAAAAAGGTGACAAGTGGTTACAGCATGGCAAACCTTTTAGAACTCGTTGCAAAATGGTCGGTGAAGAATTAGGATTTGACCCATTAGAGTTGTAGATACATTGTGTATACACTTTTTTTTACAAAATGCCACGATTAGTAACTTTTTTGTAATTTACGCTACTTTTTCTTACAAATGCACCGTTCTGGCAACACTACATATTGCGGTGGTAAATGTCTTTAGGGTTATTAAGCATTGATTTAATAAGCTCATCTATATTAAAGAAGTATTGAATAATTTTCATGCCTTCATGCGTATAGATAGTAAAACTCATTTAGTAGCAATCAAATAAGCCCCAAAATTCGCAAAGCAATATCCAGCATACATACAAGCCAATCCAGCATTTCCTTTGAATCCTTGTTCGATAGAAATAAAAGCATAGATTAGACCTGTAAGAATTATTAGCCAACTACTCATAAATTAATCCCAATGTCTTTTCGAGTAATTGTTCTTCTGTAATTCCGTATTCCCTTTCAAAGCGCTTTCGACCCATTTCGTGAATACTGGTACCTGATCCTCTATGGTGATAGGTGCAAAGCGGTATAACAGGAGAGCTGCTTCGTATGCCACTTCGTCTAATGTGATGTAATTCTGCTGGCGTACCTTCGTTGCCTTGATGCCGACACAACGAGCATCCAAGTTCTGCAACTTTTCTATAGTGATTTTTTTCATTCTTAGTCATAGCTTGACATAATTAAATAACGACTTTGGGACATCGTAATAAGCCTCATGCTTAGTATTGTCCTTCATTTCTACGGTTTTGTAAGTTAAAGTTTTGTCCCCAGTTATCCAATAAGCATGACTTAAATTTTTAGTAAGGGCAAAAAATAAAGTATTAGGCACTTCTAGCATATGTTTCTTGCGTACTGGTACATGAATAGTGTTAAATGGGCATGGACTCCAGCTACGGACTTCTACCTCTATAAAACCTACCTGTATACCATCCCTATACGCAATTAGGTCTACACCGTATTGGTCAGGATTGTCTTTGGCTTGCATATTCCATGCAGCTTGAACCCATTTTGCTACTGCTGCTCTAGCTGGTGGGTCGTATTTGTCATGAAGTGCCTGGTCAAACTTTTTAATCTGCATCCGCTACATCTTGCAGTTTTAAAGCCATTTCTACCATTTCTTCAGCAATTTTGTATGCCAAGGCCCATTGATGTTTAAGCATAGCATTTTCATAATCTTTGCTTAGTCTGCGTAAAACAATTAATGGTAGTGCGTAATCTTTCATACTTCTTTCCTTAATTCATCAAAGTTATAAAACCATTCGTCTTTGGCTGACCATTTAGCATGATTCTCAACGCTGTAAATCTCGGTTGGTATGCGGAAATCAGGCGTTTTAAGTACGGCTGGGACTAAAGATACATCGTACCAAAGGCAACGATTGTTAGGCTGACAGGCAAATTGGCCGTTATCCAGCTTGATAAAGTTGTACGACTTGTGTTCTTCAACGCCTTCGCTAAAGCTAGTATCAAGTCGGTTAGCTTCAGGACTAGCAAAGTCAATAGTAAATAAGTAATTACCAAAGTGAAACTGCTTATCCTTGCCAAAGTATTTGACCTTTAATCCACGCAAGTTAGACTTCTCAATCACCGCCATATCGTAGGACAAGCAATCCCAAATCTGCAAATAATCTAATGGCAATGGGTCTGTTACTTCTTTCCATACATATGCACTGATTGGCAGCTTATCGTACAAAGCACCGTAATTGGTCAACATGGATTCTATGCGGAAGGCTTGGCCTTTGATGGCTTTAGCGGTCATCCATACGCATGGCTCTAGTTCCCCATGTCCATGTTCTTGATTATAAAGAAATTCTTTACGCACAAAGCACTTGACAGAAGGAATGTTAGCAACTAAAAAAGTCATTGTTTACCTTATCGACAGACAACAACCCATTGGCAACCACCGCCACCGCAGACATATTGTTGCCAGCATTGAGCTTGTTGGGCATAGGCAAAACCAATTACAAAAAATGTTGCTGCTGCTGCAATATATTTTTTCATGGTTTTTTTCTTAGAAAGGTGCTGAATCGTCTATTAAAGATTTACTTACCTGTTGCGTAGGAATTGCCTTATCTTCTGGTGGGTTAAGGTAAGCCAACAAACCACCGTCTTTTAAAGCATACAACGGTAAAGTTTCAATTTTAAGCATAAGGCCATGCTTAGTGTCCATGATTACGCCAATGCTTGCGTAGCGTTTTTTCATCTTGCCATCGGTTTTATCTTCGTATTCCGATACTGCTGCTTTTACAAAATATTGAATTGCCATGTTATTTACCTTCTTTCATCAATTTAACTTCTTCATCAACTTCAACCAAAAACTGCTTAATTTCTGCTTCCATCTCGGCAATAAAGGCTTTATCTCTGTATACCCTTTGTATATACAGTTTGCTTTTTTCAGGAAAGTTAGGGTTGTAGCCTACATAATCGTTCCATTCCCTGCCTGTGCAAGCTAATTGGGCCTGTTGCTGAATCCAATACTTTTTAGGTATTTCGCCAGTTTTAATAACTTCCCAATGACCAGCGTTGCCTCGGCATTTTATTTCGCACATACCCTTGATATTGACTAATCCATCTGGACTAGCGCCAAATCCTTGAATGGTAGGGTGGTCTATAAAAGCAGCTTGGTCTACAAATTCGCCTGTAGTGACCTCGTATAAAACCCTTGCTTGGCCCTCTCGATCAATACCGTCTTGCATAGCCTGGCTAGTAAATGATTGCTCAAATACCCCAGTTACTCGCTGTAAAGCCAATTCTATGAGATAGTTCTGTCGTGAGGCAGCTACTCCTGTTTTGGTTTTAGCCATTACATCTGCGACTCTGGAAGCCGTAACCTTGCCTAAACGCATAGCAAACCAAGCGTCTGTCCCTTGTTCTGCGGCAATCCTGTCCTCTGTAGTAAATGTAGTCATGACAACTCAACTTTCTTTAGGTCTTTAGCGTTAGCGATTAAATGGACTGCGTTTTTGTCTTTAGATAAGGCTGCATAAGCCTTGCCATAGGTAGCTTTAAGTTCATCAATACTTGTACAAGTCTTTATTGAATCTACCCATAAATTAGCATCTACAGTTAAATCTGGCGCTGGCTCATCAGGCACATCTTCACCAGCATAGATATACAAACCAAGACCGTGTAGGGCGATTGCTTTAGCCAGGCAGCGTTGCATAGCCGTATTGACATCCATAGCGTTA